CAATGTCATTTGTCGCAACAGATGGTACCCGCCTAGCAATGATTGAGAATCCATCCGCTTATACGCGCAAGGAACGGGCGGCCTTTATCCTGCCGAGCAAGTTTGCTAAAGTACTTTCTAACATTGTTCCAGAAGATTGCATGGAAGTAGAGATATCGGTAAATCAGACTAATATTTTATTTGAGTTTGATTCATACCGGTTAATCTGCCGTATGATCGAAGGCCGGTATCCTAACTATCGCGCTGTTATTCCTCAAAAGCAACCAAATCGTGCTGTATTAAAGAAAGCTGATATTGTGTCAGCTTTAAAGCGCGTATCTGTCTTCTGTGATGAAAGTTCGTCTTTGGTAGTCCTCAAGTTCGATTCTGACTCTCTTAAAATTGCAGCTCATGATTTAGATTTTTCTAAGTCTGCAGAAGAAACGATTACCCTGCAGTCAGGCTGTAATATTGAAATCGGCTTTAGAAGTAGCTTCTTGATTGAAATGATGAATAACATTCCTTCGGAAGATATTGCCATCACTATGAGCGATCCATCGCAGGCTTCACTTCTTACCCGCTGCGACGAAGAAGTAAAAAGCTTAACCTATCTATTAATGCCTTTATCAATTAATAATTAAAGTCATGGGAAAAGAGAACCAATCATTTAAACAGGTTATTCAATCTTATTTAGAGCAACGTGCAAAGAGGGATTCCCTCTTTGCCACCTCTTTTGCGAAGCAAAATAAGAATATAGATGAATGTTGCAATTACATTATAGGTGAAGCTAAAAAACGCGGTGGGAACGCTGTATTCATGTCTGACGATGAAGTATTCGGGCTTGCAGTTCATTACTACGATGAAGATGATATCAAAGTTAGTAAGCAAACCAATTATAAGGTATCAGCTGGAAATGTGAAAAAAGAAGCATCTACAGAACAACCAGAAATTAAAAAGCCTGCTTCTGCCCCTAATAAGCGTAAAGGGATGAAAAAGCAAATACCTTCCGGACAATTTTTATTATTTGAAGACTTATGAAGCCAAGAACGAAATTACAGCTTAGAGTAGCAGGTTTAAGTAGCCAGCTACCTAATATTGAGAATATGATGATTGACTGGGCTAAAAGCGATTGTTTAAAACATATAGGATATGCAACCAAGTCACGTGCTATATGTATGGAGTGCGGGCAGCGCTTCTCTCCAGAACTTGTAAAACGTAAGCGTGCTATTTGTCCTCATTGTGGTGCATGCTTGAAGATAGAACAGTCAAGGAAGCGTACAGACAAACAATCGATGTTTATTGCCAAAGCGGAAATTTGTGAAGAATTCCAAGTTATCCGAAGCTTTGAATTGATTGCTTACTATCAGGCAGAAGCGAATCCTCGTTATTTTATTCGTGAGATACTGCAACATTGGATAAAAGATGATGGCAACCGGGAGGTAGTAGCTCGTGCTAACAATACGGGACATTGTGGATGGTGTGGAGATTTGGAGATACGTAATAAAGTTGTTGGATCATATTATTACAGTTGTAGTAATGATGTTTATTGTGAACGCTATCATCCAGCCTCCGTCTTTAGACCTAAGTATATTCAAATGGGTATAGATTGTAAATTACGCGGTATGTCATTTCTTACTGCTACCAATATAATTCCCCATTCTCCCAAGGCTGAAACACTTCTAAAGGCAAGACGTTATGAATTAATAGATCATTTCGAGGGACACCGTTACAAGATTGATATGTATTGGCCGTCTATTAAAATTTGCCTTCGAAATAAATATCGGATTAAGGATGTTTCCATGTGGTTTGATTATCTGAAACTACTTGAACATTATCGTAAGGATCTGCATAACGCCCATTACGTTTGTCCTAAGAATCTAAAAAAAGCCCATGACTTGTATGTGGCGAGAAAGAAACGTGATGATGAAAAAGAACGCAAGGCTAAAGAAATGCAACAATTGCTTAAACTCAAGAAGGATGCAGAGAATTATATCAAAGAAAAATCGAAGTTCTTTGACCTAAAAATGTCTGATGGTAAAATAGTCGTAGTACCGCTCAAAAGTCTTGAAGAGTTTCAACAAGAAGGTGAAATCATGCACCATTGCGTCTTTACAAATAAATATTATAAAGAAAAGGATTCACTCATTCTTTCTGCTCGAATCGGCAAGAAACATATTGAGACCGTAGAGGTCAATTTAAAAACATTCAGTATTGTTCAGTCCCGTGGAGCCTGCAATAGTAATACCGAGTACCATAACCGTATTATCGGACTCGTGAAAAAAAATATGAACTTAATACGTCAGAAACTGACGGCATAGCATACAATGACCTATATAGATTATATAAACCAATTTTGGAAGATGAATCGAAGTGTAGAATTCAGCCCGAACGAAGTCTTTTTGTACTTCTATCTCTTGAATGAGTGCAATATTCGGGGTTGGCAGAATCCGTTTGAGCATCCCAACAAGACTATCGTCCTCGCAACCGGTATATCAGAGAAAACCGTCATTGAAGTTAGGAACAGATTGCAGCAAAAAGGTTTAATAACCTTCGAATCGGGTAAGAAGAATGCGAAATCGCCAGTTTATTACTTACTTGACGAAAGTAAAACGGTAAGTAAAGAGGTAAGTAAAGAGGTAAGTAAAAGAGTAAGTAAAACGGTAAACATTAATAATAAGACTAAAGACAATAAGACTATAACTCTCTCACGCGCATGCGTGGGAGAGCTGTTTCCGGAAGATAGTTTTTTCGATAAGTCTTTAGAAGAATGCTATCAGGAACTGAAATCTAATCAGTCATGGGCGGAAACTGTAACGATGAATACTCGTTCTTCCGGTTATGATGAATTTACGATAGAAGCCTTTTACGAGTGTTTGAAGCAATTCTTTATGAAACTACAAAATGAGGGTGAAACGACAAAGTCGCCAAAAGGCGCGATGTCTCACTTTGCCCGATGGTTGAAATTAGAACTAAGCAACAAAAAAGATGGAAAAAGTAAGAGAACAGATACAGATTCAGAAACAAAAATTAAAGTGCGGACCATCAAGCTATGACCCGATTGCTTTTAAGAATTCGATGAATTTGTTCCGAAGATGTTGTTTATATGTATGCCCAAATTTTTGCGTTGACGATCGAAATCGCGAAATCATGAATGAGATTTTTTTATATCTCATCGGAGGGTCGAACGTTTTAGACCGCAGCAAAGGATTGTGGCTATATGGTTCTGTAGGAACCGGAAAATCCTGCATATTGAAAATCATACAGATGTATGACAGGTATAGCAACGGAAAAGACAAAACAGGATATTACCTACAGGGAGGATTCCCGATAGAGGCAGCAGCTTTCGTAGCTAACCAGTATTGCAAGAAAGGCATTGACGGAATCTTAAGTTATGACGGTTCAAATGGAATAGCGTTAGGTCTGGATGAAGTCGGACGAGAGCCTAAGGTAAAGCATTACGGGACAGAGATGGATGTGATACAGTACATACTTCAAATGAGATACGACAACAGGAGAAGTTGTACAACATTCGTGACTACTAATTTATTTCCGGAAGAGATTCATTTAAAATATGGGGAATATATTGCCGATCGAGTTAACGAAATGTTTAATGTTGTGGAAATCGGAGGTAAAAGTCGAAGATAATTGTATCTTTGAAAACTATTATAAAAAAACAAAAAACCATGAAAGAAAAAAAACAGCAACAAGAAGATGATAATCAATTTAACATGAACCTTCTTTACGCACCTGAATTAGAAAAAGTTGTATTGGGTACATTAATGACTGACAAAAAGGCTTATGCGTTAATAAGTGATATTCTTCGTCCAGAATCTTTTTACGAATATCGACATCAACTGATATATGCTGCAATAATTACCCTCGCGGTCAATCAAATGCCGATAGATATTCTAACTGTAAAGGAGCAACTTAGCAAACGAGGCGAATTAGATAAAATTGGAGGACCAGCTTATATAACTCACTTGAGTAGCAAAGTAGCATCATCGTCTCAAACGCAGTATCACGCCCGAATCATTGCACAAAAGTATATATCCCGCCAATTACTTGCACTTGCAACAGATATTCGCTTAAAAGTATTCGATGAAACCCAAGATGTAGAAGATTTAATTTCGGAAATCAGAGGAAAGCTGACTGATATATCCTCATTAAATACGGAACATGATTGTATTCAGATTAACCCCGTGATTGATGAAGTCTATAAACTAATTCAGAAGGCAGCTACACGAACTGATGGACTAAGTGGTTTGGAAAGTGGATTCACTAGATTGGATAAAATGACATGTGGCTGGCAGAATGGTGATTTGATTACTATAGGAGCACGTCCTGCAATGGGGAAAACAGCATTTATTATATCTATGCTAAGAAATATGGCGGTCAACTTCAGAATTCCAGTCGCTTTGTTTTCTCTTGAAATGAGCAATGTGCAGTTAGTCAATCGTCTTATCACCAATGTCTGCGAAATTCCAAGTGAGAAAATCAAGAGCGGACAGCTTGCCTGTTATGAGTGGCAGCAATTGGACTATAAACTAAAAGATTTGCAAGACGCTCCTCTTTATGTAGATGACTCACCACTTATGAAAATGGATATTTTGTGTAATAAGGCACATTATTTAGTAAAAGAAAAGGGTGTTAAGTTGATTGCTATCGACTATGTTCAATTGTTATATAATGACATCAAATATACAGAGAATAGATATTCGGAAATAAATTACTTCACAAGAAGATTAAAATCTTTAGCAAAAGAGCTGAATATTCCTATTATTATTACATCGCAATTGAATCGGGCAATTGAATCTCGTGAAGGGATTGATGCTAAACGTCCTCAGTTAATAGATTTACGTGATAGTGGTACATTATGCGATGATTCTGATATGGTTCTTTTTTTACATCGGCCAGAATATTATAAGATTTTTCAAGATGATCGAGGAAACGATATGCGAGGTATGGCAGAAGTAATTATTGCTAAGCATCGTAACGGTGCACTAGGTGAAATATTATTGCGATTCAAAGGCGAATTCTGTCGCTTTTCAAATCCAGAGGAAGACATATGTATTCCCATGCCTGGTGAACCCATCGGTACGAAACTTGGTTCTTCTTCAATCTCTAAAACCAAAGTGCCATTCTCTATAGATAATCAAATTAAAGATGATGGTCCATTACCTTTTTAAAATATTCGCTGAATTAATTATCTCTTCAATATTTTTTCTATCTTTGTAAAAGAATGGTGTTGCGCCGGATTTTGAAGAAAAAATCCGGCATTTGTTATTTGTAAGTTACTGAAACACTAAAGTATTCTCTTTGCTATGTCATACTTAATTTAAAAAATTAAAATTATGGCAAGTGAAGCAGTAAATAATTACATAACTAAACGCTACGAACGCTGGCTTGATTACTCTTTGTATCATTGTGGGCTTGCTGGTATTTCAGACGAGGCAACAGATGTCCTAAATGAGGTCATATGTTCGCTCCTTCAGAAGCAAAGCAAGCTACTTGATAAATTACTCGACACAAAGAAAAATGGCTATACAGAGCTTGATTTCTTTGTTTTGAAGATGATAAAGTTGAACGCATCCTCTCCTACTTCACAGTACCGGAGTAGATACAAACCTCTACCAGTGGATGATAATGTAGATTATTCGAGGCTTGATATCGAGGATATTCCAGGTGATTCAGTAGATCGAAATGCTGAAATATTAGACAGGCTGCATTTAGTAAGAGATACATTTGAAAGCTTGGAACTCGGAGATTTAGCTGCACAAGTGTTTGAGTTTCATTTCTTCCAGGATGGAAATTTCTCTGAATGGGAAGGCCCGGAGACATTAAAGCAGCTATATGAGATATATAACGGAGTACAAGAACTTATTAGAAAGAAAATAGCCGGGGAATCTATATTTTAATTGAAATTCCTTGGTCATGGAAGAAAAAGTAGAAATTAAGATTGATCCCCGGAACTATCGTATCCATGGGGACGAAAACAAGCGGCTTATCCACAAAAGCCTTGTTGAATGTGGAGCTGGTCGGTCCGTATTGGCCGACCGTGATAATGTGTTAATCGCTGGAAACGGCGTCTATGAAGAAGCTCAAAAGTTAGGTCTCAAAGTGCGTGTTGTAGAGTCTGACGGTACCGAGCTTATTGTTATTAAACGCAAAGACTTATCTACGGAAGATGAAAAGAGAAAACTGCTAGCCTTAGCGGACAATCATACTTCCGATACTTCTGAATTCGATTGGAAGTTAGTGATAGAAAACTTCTCGTCTGATATATTGAATGATTGGGAGTTTTCAGTAGACGAGATCGAACTTTCGACTGATATCCTTAATTCTGCCGATGAGAAAGATAATAATCTTTATACAAAAAAAATAGTATCCCCAATCTACACACCGACTGGCAATAAACCTGCAATATCAGAACTCTATAATCTTGAAACTTACAATTGTCTGATGAAACAAATTCAGGAGTGTAATTTAGACAAGCAGACTAAAGATTTTCTTCAGATTGCAGCTTCAAGGCACATTGTTTTCGATTATGGAAAAATTGCTGAATTTTATGCTCATTCAAACAACATCATTCAAAATTTAATGGAAAATTCAGCTCTTGTCATTATAGATTTTAATAAAGCTATTGAACTAGGATATGTTTGTTTAAAGAAAGAATTGTCAGACTCATATTTGGAGGATTATAGCAATGATGAAAAATAATAGCTTCGTTGCATTGATACTTACACATGGGCGTCCAGACAATGTACATACAGTAAAAACATTACGGAAATGTGGATATACAGGTGATATTATCATAGTATTAGATAATGAAGATCTGAAGATAGATCGTTATCGCAAAAACTACGAAAACATATATGTATTCGACAAAAAAGAAATAGCATCAGAAACAGATGAGGGTGATAACTTCAATGATCGTCGAGCTATTATTTATGCGAGAAATGCTTCTTTTGAAATAGCAAAAGAAAAAGGCTACCAATATTTTATTGAGTTAGATGATGATTATACGGAATTCTCATACACTTATAATCAATACGGTGAAATGAAGCAGAAAAACATTATCAATCTTGATAAAGTACTTGATGCTCTAATTGATTTCAAGAATAAAACAGGTGCTTTAGCTGTTGCATTAGCTCAAAGAGGAGATTTTATCGGAGGAAAGCAGAATAATATAGTTCGTGGTGAATTACTTAAACGGAAAGCTATGAACTCATTTATCTGTGATACAAACATGCCTTTTAAGTTTTTTGGTAAAATTAATGAAGATGTAAACACTTATACCTTACTGGGTAGCAGAGGAAATTTGTTTTTTCAGATACCTCATGTCTCACTGAATCAAGTAACAACCCAACAATCAAATGGCGGAATGACTGATATCTATTTGGATAGTGGGACTTATGTTAAGTCTTTCTACACAATTATGTATGCTCCTTCTTGTACAAAGATACGCCCAATGGGAAGCGTGTACAAACGCTTACATCATAGTATTAATTGGAATAATGCTGTTCCCAAAATAATTCCAGAAGATTGTAAAAGATAGCCCTTCTTTATATTTTGATTATAGAAGATTATTCAAGTTAAAGAATGGGTTATTTCATTTTAGTTTTAGTTAGTTATAGTTTATGACAGAGAAGAAGAATCCGGCCGAGAAGAAGAAAAGAGGGCGTAAATCAGAATACAGAATAGAGTATGCCGATCAAGCTCTAAAGCTTTGTTTGTTGGGTGCAACAGATAAAGAGCTCGCCGAATTCTTCTCTGTTTCAGAGCAAACCTTAAATAAATGGAAAAAAGACTATCCCGAATTTCTTGAGTCCCTAAAAAAAGGAAAGAATATTGCGGATGCGAACGTTGCATCTCGGTTATATAATCGTGCTATCGGTTATTCCTGTAAGGCAACAAAATTTGCAACATCCGAAGGAAGAATAACAGACTCAAAAGAATATATTGAGCATTACCCACCTGATACGACAGCCGCTATATTCTGGCTGAAGAACCGGCAGCCGGAGAAATGGAGAGACAAAAAAGAAGTTGATGCAAATGTGAACCTTGGTGATGAATTGGAAGGATTGAGTGACGAACAACTACAGGCTATAATTGATGGTAAAGAAGAAGAGTAAAAGACAAATATTGATTCGTAAAGCAAAGGCTGCTACCATACTCCGCAAACGAATAGCAAAGAAAGACTTTTGGGCGTTTTGTTTGTACTATGATCCGAAGTTTTTCTCTAAACGTCTGTTCCTAAAAAAGGTCGCAGAAGCGTTCATGCGTGTGTATGAATCATATTCTGCCAGTATAATCTACCGTCTTGCTGTCAGTATGCCGCCACGTGCCGGAAAGTCTTATATATCTTCTCTATTCATTGCCTGGATGTACGGACACTTTCCGCAAGAGTCAGTTATGCGTAACTGTTGTTCGGATACTCTCTATAATAAACTATCATACGATACTCGAGATGTTGTGAAATCTAGGCGTTTTAAAGAAATATTTCCCGATATCCATTTAAAGGGTGATAAGCAGAATGTCAAGAGCTGGAGTGTGGAAGGCGCACGACAAGTATCCTACTTCGGTGGTGGTGTTGGTGGTACCGTTATTGGATTTGGTGCGTCAATGCTCGCCATGACGGATGACTTGTACAAGAGTCTGGAAGATGCATTATCGGATAATAACAATGAAAAGGTATGGTCTTGGAAGCAGGGTACGCATGACTCCCGTATTGAAGGAAGCTGCTGTATGATTGATATTGGTACTCGCTGGTCCTCTAATGATGTCCTTGGACGCATGGAAGAAGCCGGCAAGTACAATGAAATCATTCGTATTGCTGCGCTGGATGAGAATGATGAAACTTTCTGCGCCGATGTTCATACTACAGAATATTACAAGGAATTACGTTCTGAAACAGACGAAAGTATTTGGATGGCCGAGTATATGCAGGAACCGTTCGAGGCCAAAGGGTTACTATTCCCCAAATCGTCTCTCATGCGCTTCAAACTTGCCGATATTGCAGGGAAAAAACCTGATGGAACACTCGGAGCCTGTGATACTGCTGATAAAGGAGATGATGATTTCTGCGCACCATTCGCAAAGGTGTTTGGTCCAAAATACTTCATTACCGATATTCTTTTCACTAAAGATCCTGTCGAAGTCACAGAACCGCGCCTGGCGCAAATGGTTATTGATACAGAGTGCGATCAACTACGTATTGAATCAAACAATGGCGGGCGTATATTTGCTATCAATGTACGCAAACTTGTTACAGCTAAAAAGAAATCGTGTATGATTCAAGCCCGGGCAACAACACAGCACAAGGAAACACGTATCATCATGAAAGCTGGCTGGATAAAGAAGCATTGTGCTTTTCTTGATGAAACAGAATATTCTAAAGGATCAGACTACGGTCGTTTCATGAAAGCGTTTACCAGTTACAAGCGCGAGGGTGATAACGCTCATGACGATGCTCCGGATGGCATGACAATCCTTGCCGAATTTGCTGAAGCAATCGGTCTAAACCTCAAAAAGCAAACCCGTAAGGTGGGCCGTGGATAGTATCCATTCCTATAACTACATAAAGAATGTTGTAATCACATCCCAAATGAACCAAAGAATTTGGTTGTCTCTACTTTGTTCTTGATATAAGAACCATTTGATAGCATAAGCCACTCTTTTAAATACCTTCATTATTATTTATTTTTGAAGAATAGCTTTCGGTTAGTATCAAGGTTTGAAAAAGACCTATTATCCCCAAAAGCATGATTGGCTTCTGCTTCTGCGAAATACGTATAAATTTAGTGAACTTAAAAAGACAACATTAAAGCGCCCTCACAACTAAATGATTATCAATAAAATAACATTTATCAGCTGTAGAAACAATATCTTTTTCAGCACTTTTCCGACACTTTTA